CTCATTACACAGTATTCAGTTTATTGGGCCTCCGTTCACCTTCGGCACCGCATTGCTTGGTGATAACGTGAGGATCGCAGGACCGAATGCTGTTGTATCAGTGAATGATTCGGTCTTTTGGATGGGACAGGAAAACTTCTACAGATACGATGGCCGAATCCAGCCAGTTCCTTGCACTATTAGAGACTACATCTTCTCAGATATTAACAGGAACCAGTCATTCAAGATTTACTGCGGATCGCTCGCATCACAAACAGAGGTGTGGTGGCTTTACCCATCGGCAAGCTCCGAAGAATGCGACAGATATGTCGTGTACAACTACGGCGAAAACACTTGGTACTACGGCACCCTGACAAGAACGGTGTGGAATGACAGAGCGACAGGCCAGAGAAGCTATCCTCAGGCCGTAGGAACGGACGGATATGTGTATGACCATGAGCGTGGCCTAGACGCAGACGGTGCCGCTCTAGAGGCTTATGTGCAGTCCTCAGACTTTGATCTTGATGACGGTGACAAGTTCACATTGGTCAGAAGGATACTGCCTGACCTGTCTTTCAGGAGCTCAACAGCGGCAAGCCCGGAAGTTAACTTTACGATGATCGCAAAAAACTTTAGCGGCACACCAGTAGAGGGCGAAGAGACAGGCACAGTTGTCAGGCAGACAATATCCGGCGGTCAGCACGATTACACAGATCAGTTGTTTATGAGATTGCGAGGCCGAACCATGGCACTCAAGATAGACAGTGATACAACAGGTGTGAAATGGAGACTTGGTACACCAAGACTTGATGTAAGGCCGGATGGTAGGCGATGACACGCAAGGTTGTTCGGTCAATCCTGCCTGTCCCTCCACTGGAATACGACAGGGCTTACATTGACCAACTAGCGCGAGCTCTCGATAACTTTATCGATGAACAGCGCTCAGCACAGATCAACTTTCAAGGGATACCAAGCATGGGCGTGGCGTACACGCTCGAAGACGGAGACTTCTTTGAGGACAATGGGTTCATTCGGGTCAAGCGCACGAATGATATTTATGCCGGAACCACAGCAGGCACCACAGCAGTAGGAACAGTAACGGTACTCACGCCATGACAGATACAATTACAATGCCGAACGGCTCTGAATGGAGTCCGTCAACTTCACAAGATATTGTTCATTGTGAACACTGTAATAACGCGGTGGACACACCAGAAGAGGTATTATCATATCCAGAGGGCAACTGTCCTGACTGCGGTAATCCTTGGACAGGATCAGAACGCAAAGGTATAAAAATAGTGGTAACACAACCACAGCAACTGGGAGGCCACACTTAATGAGGAAGGACAAGTGGCCGAAATAGACCGTGAACTTGGTGAATTATCTGCGCGACTAACGACACTGGAGCGCGAGATGTCCGAAATAAAAGGTGACATCAAGTGGATGCGTGACCAAGTACAGCAAAGCAAAGGCGGATGGCGCACGATCGCCTTCCTCATATCCGCATCAGGGATCCTAGGTGCGTTTGCTACACTGGTAACACAGCACATGTGGTTTAAATAAAGTGCAATTGAACTTTTCCTAGGAGAGGAAATGATCTTCGAAGCTATCGCCGCCATTAAGATCGCTAATGAGGCGATAGGAGCCATCAAAGAGTTTGCTGGTCACATACAGTCCGTCGGAGAGATGGGCCCACATCTGACTAAGCTCGCTGACGCAAAGGAAGAGATCGAGAAGAAAGCCAAGGAAGGCTCAATGGAGCACTTCTTTGAGCTAGAAAAGATCAAACAGCAAGAAGCGGAAATCAAACAACTATTTATCTATAGTGGTCGTGCCGGTCTCTGGGACGATTACTGCAAATTCATAGCCAACCGGAAACAACTAAAAGAGAATGAACGTAAACGTATTGAGCAAGCCAAGGCCCGTAAACGCAGACAAATTAAGGAATGGACTATTGGCATTGTTGTTACCATTGCCGCCCTTTCTGCTGTTGGCATACTTGGTTACATCTTATATTGGCTCATAGTAACCAAAGGACAATAGTATGTGGATGTTATTTGTACTAATGCTTCAAGCAGATCAGTATTTTGTAAGGCCACATGGTCCCTTTCTAGACATGGATACTTGTTTCAAAGCACGCGCAACAATCTTAGAGCAGTTTCCGCAACCTAAACTTAACTACGAAGCTGTGTGTATTCAAACTGATTTCTTTGGAGATGGCACATGATTGGCATATTAGGCAAAATACTTGGCTCCGGCGATGTTATCAAGAAAGGCATGGAGCTCATTGATGACATGCACACTTCCACAGAAGAAGAGATCGCCATTAAGTCGAAGGCCAAGATCGACCTCATGAATGCGTACGCCCCGTTTAAGCTGGCCCAGCGGTACATCGCCCTGATGTTCACAGCCGTGTTCCTGAGTATGTTTGTTTTGGTTCTAGCGATGACCCTAGCAGGTGAAGGTGACATTCAAGCGGTCAAGCAGATCATTGGTGACTTCTGGATTGGTGAAATCATGTTGATGATCGTTGGATTTTATTTTGGCGGAGGCTTAGTAGATTCTGTTGGCTCTGCAAAAAACAAGAAATAACACACACTTAACCAAATATGTGATAGTTTAGGTAAACCCGCAAAAAAGGAGATATTTTGTGACGGGGCCTAACGAGAAGTTAATGAAAGAAACTGCGAGGTTATATGCCAAGCATAACGGAGCATGCCTTTCAGCGGCTAGAGAACTTGGAATCTCAAGATCAACTTTCGCAAGTAGAGTTGAGACAGCAAAGACACACGGGTACATCGCCGCAGAAGTCGTTGCAACAAAGACCGAACAAGAAATCAAGCGAGTCTACCTCAAACCCCAGTACAAAATCTATCAAAGACAAAACGGAGAGCGAGTCAACGGAAGAGTCCTCGCTATCGGTGACGCCCATGACAGTCCGGAGATCCCGGACAAGACACGGTTCAAGGCGATGGGCGCGTACGCCAAGGAGAACAAGGTAGATCACATTGTTCAGATTGGTGACTTTGCCTCAATGGACAGTATGTCGAGTCACGATCCAAACTGGACCGTTAAGGGTCAGGACAAGCCTAGCTTCAAGGAGGACGTCGCCAGCTTCGAGGAGGCCCTCGGGGCATTCGATGATGGACTCGACGGGTATGAAGTAACAAAGCACGTCACTCTTGGCAATCACGAAGATCGAATTTCTAGATTCGTCAATAATAATCCCGAGATCGTCGAGATGCTTTTCGAGCAGATCTACAGCCTCCTCGAACAGTTTGGATGGAACTACTCGCCATTCGGTGAGTTCTACTTCATCGGTGATGTTGGCTTTACTCATGTTCCTCTTAATCAAATGGGTAAACCTTACGGCGGGATGAGTTCAGAAAACGCAATTGCTAGAGATAGTTTACATGATGTGGTCTACGGGCACACGCACAAAAGGTTGGACAAGTCGTTCCCGAAAATAGGACACGAGCACATCACGATAATCAATTTAGGGTGCTCGCTACCAGACGGGATGATTGAAGATTACGCCAAACACTCAGTGACAGGCTGGAGTTATGGCGTCTACGACATGACTATCAGAGATGGTAGAATAAAAGAGCGCACATGGGTGCCTATGGATATGTTATTAGAGAGATACGATGCGTGATATTGACTTAATTGTAGTTCACTGTTCGGCTACTCCGGAGGGGAGAGATGTCTCCACAGAAGAAATACGACAATGGCACCTCGACAGGGGTTGGTCAGACATTGGCTACCATTTTGTTGTCGAACTTGACGGGACCGTTGGTGACGGGCGCCCCGTTGAGAAGTCTGGTGCACACGCTCAAGGCCACAACAAGAACTCCATCGGAGTCTGCTATGTTGGAGGCGTTGACTCCGACATGGAACCCGAGGATACCCGCACAGAAGAACAAAAAGAAAGCTTGGTGGAGCTTCTCACAGGACTGAAGTCAGAATACCCTAACGCAAAGATCATCGGGCATCGCGATGTATCTGAGAAAGCGTGTCCTTCATTTGACGCAAAGACAGAATACGAGGATCTATAAATGTTACCAGTGCTCGGAGCCCTTGCAGGATCGGCGTTAGCCCCAACACTCGGTGTGTCTGCATTGACTGCGGGCGCCATTGGATCGGGCCTTGGTGGGTTCATGCAGTCCGGAGACCTTGGTCAAGGCATCATGACCGGCATTGGTTCTTACGCGACAGGCGGAATTTACGGAAAGCTAGCAGGCGCAGGCCCGTTGGCAGACAAAACATTCATGGGTATTGCGGCTCCACAGCTAGCACAAATGGCAGGCACTGCATTGGGTGGCGCGGCCATGACGCCAATGAAGCCAATG